GAGTCTACCAAATCCTGTTTGTGTTCCATTATTTGTAATGGTAACACCAGCAGGAATTGTGAATGTATCTCCACTATCGCCTAATGTGGTTGTACCACAATTTGTTCTTGGACTAATTTTATTTACTTTTATTTCACTCATAATTTACTTAATTTTGAAATTTATACCTTATTATTACTAACCCTCCTGAACCAGCACCTCCAGTAGTAGTGGCTCCACTTGAACCAGAACCAGCTCCACCACCGCCACCACCGTGATGAGTTGCTGATGCTGCAGTTGATCCACTTGAACCAGATCCACCACCACCTAAACCGCCCGATCCACCGGGTCCACCATAACCGTTACCGCCACCGCCACCGCCGGATACATAATATTGACCACCAGAAGGTTGTCCATCAGTTCCCATTGCACTTGGATAACCACCTCCAGCACCTCCAGGTCCTGCTTGTCCTCCTGGATTACCTACTGATCCAGCGGTCATAAAACCTCCACCACCTCCACCAGCAAAGTTTCCACTACTTGCACCACCGTTACCTCCAGGCATTCCTTGAGGTGGACTTACAGGAGGAACGTTTCCATCTCCTGCAGTAGATGCATTTGCACCACTACCTCCAGATCCTCCGTCTTGTCCCTGATATGTGTGACAGTGCCCTGCACCTTTAGCACCACCAGCAGATGTTATTGTAGAAAAAGTTGAAACACCTCCTGTTCCTCCATCACCAGCACCAGGTCCACCTACTCCTGCTGCTCCTCCACCACCAACTGTAATTGGATAAGATGCTACTGGAACTGATAAAGCTGATACACAAGCACTTCTAGGGGCACTTGGTCCTGAATTTGTATATGTTGTTGCAGATAATCTTACACCACCGCCACCACCTGCACCCGCACCTCTAGGGTATTGATAATTACCACCACCAGCTCCACCACCACCACCAGCAACTACCAGATAATCTACGGTGTTTGATCCACACGCATTACCTGCACAAGTTACCGCAAATGTTCCTGGTCCTGTAAATTTATGAATTTTAAAATCACCACAAGTTGATTCTGTTCCACCAGATGCCGTTACATATGCAGAATTATCACCTACATCAGAAAAAACAGATTGATGAATTGATCTCCAACCAATTATTGAATCTATGTAAACTAATGTTGCACCTTCACCTTCACTATTTAATTGTATGGGTCCTCCTGCATCACCACCATTAATTTTTTCTGAACCATTAGGGTCTATTGTTAAAGCAGCTGTATCAAATGTATTTCTGTAATCTTGAAATGAAACAATGGCGCCAGCAGAACCTGCTGGTAAATCTACTTCAAAAGCACCACCATTTGTATCACAAAAATATCCTTTTCCACTTTCTGCTGTAAAAGTTGATGTTTTAATGTCTCCTGTTTGCCAGTCAACAGTTCCTGTTCTTCCAAATCCTGATTGTGATGCACCTGATGCTAAAGTAATCGTATCACCACTAGCGCCAATAGTAATAGTATTACTATTCTCGTTAATGATGTTTGCACCGCATTGGTTTTGTATATTGTTTACTTTAATTGTACTTGTCATAATTTATCTATGCTTGGAACCTATATCTTATCACTACAATACCTGAACCTCCAGCGCCACCATTGGCATTTCCAGGTGATCCACCAGCACCTCCACCACCACCAGTGTTAGCTGACCCTGCACCTCCTGTACCACCAGGAGAAGTTCCAGAGCCACCTCCGCCTGATCCTCCTGAACCATCAGTGCTATTGGTAGAAGCTCCACCTCCTCCACCAGCATAAGTCACTGGTGATCCTGTAATATTTGTAGTTACACCTGCACCTCCATTACCTCCAGCTCCTGGTCCTGCAGCACTTCCAGCTGCTCCGGCACCACCTCCACCACCACCAGAATATTTTGGTGCTGCTGCTCCTGTTCCACCACTATTTCCTTGTGGTGGACTAACAGGGGGCTCATTTCCAAGTCCACCAACATTAGTAAAAAATCCACCTCCACCTCCAGATCCACCTTGTCCACCAACATATGTGCTTGTTGAAGGAGTTCCATTTGATCCTTTGGTTACAGGTCTAACTTGTCCAGGACTATTATTCATTCCACCATCGCCACCTCCTACAGATGTTATTGTGCTAAAAGTTGAATTTGAACCAAATCCATTTACATAAGCTCCTGGTCCTTTTCCTGTTCCACCTGCTCCAACCGTAACTGCAATTGCTCCAGGACTAAAAGGTCCTAAAGATGATGTTGCTGCTAAAGGAGAAGCTGTCCAACAACCTGATGTTGCTGCAACTTTTGATTCTCTAAAACCACCTGCTCCACCTCCAGCTCCACCACCACCAGGACTAGTAGAACCACCAGCTCCACCACCACCGGCTATTACCATATAATCAAGTACGGATAAAGGTCCAGCACCTGCTGAAATACAAAATGTTCCTGGTCCTGTAAATGTATGTACTTTATAATTTGTGCAAACAGTTGCAACTGTTCCACCTGTTGCTGCTATATACGCTGGTACTTCACCTGTTTCTGTATCCTCTGCATTTTGAACATTTACCCAACCTTTAGTAGAGTCAACATAAACAAAAGTTGCAGCTTGACCATCAACTCTTAAAACTGCATCATCTGTTACCCCACCAATTTTTTCAGAACCATTAGCTGAAATTGTAAAATTATGTGTTGAAAAATTTCTTGCGTAATCGGCTACTGCCACAATAGCTCCAGCAGATCCTGCTGGTAAATTCATTGTTATTGCACTTCCAGAATTTATAAAATATCCTTCACCATTTGCTGCTGTAAATGTTGTAGTCTTTGGTGTTGTTTGCCAATCAACAGAACCAGATCTTCCAAATCCTGATTGTGTGGCACCCGAAGCTAAAGCTACAGTCCCACCACAACGACCTATAGTTACTGTGTTTGCATCTACAGCTACTGTCTGACCTGCACCACAACCTACTGTCAAAGTGGTTCCGCATTGTGGTCCTATTTTATTTACTTCTATTTTTGACATTACACTATTACTAAAGTCCCCGTTACTGTTATAGTTGCAGGAACAGTAATAGGTCCTGCAAGAACTGCACTGTCTATTGTTTGAGTTCCGTCAATTGTTGACGCTTGATTTTTTATAAATTCATCTGGAGATGTTTGACCTCCAATGTATTGAACACCGTTTACTATTGCCGTCATATTTCCTCCTTACGAACTAATATCGTCTATAAATGAAGTGACAATATCTAAACTAGAAGCAGTATTACTTTTAGCTTTTAATACATCACCATTTTTTAAAACAATTTTTGCTCCACCTTGAATTAATTCTATCGCAGAATTTGGTGGTACAACCACACCTTTTGCAAGAAAGTGATCATTACTACTATTCTCGATAAATACATCTACTTCAATAGTAGAGGTAAGAACGTTGCAGCATCTTATTCCGATAACTGCATCAAAGTCTCCACCAGTTATTAAAGTAACTTCTGATGTTCCGACGTTTCTTTGTAAATCGTTTCTAAAATTTTGTGCCATAATTTATTCCTTTATAACGCCACCGCCATTGCTAATGCAAAGCCAGCTGACGCTGCTCCTACCGGATCTCCTGATGCGTCCAAGAAAACCGATTTACTTGCTGGTAAAGTACAGAATACATCTTTTGTACCTGAACCAAAATCAACAACATTGTCAGAATTAGAACTACTAAAAATTGTAGCTCCTGATCCTCTTGTTAAGTTTGCACTTGTTCCATCTAATGTTCCAAGTCCAACCTCAAATTCACTTGTACCCTGATTAAAGATACAATAGTAAGTCGTATTATTGTTTCCTATACCTTGTGCAAAAGTTTCAAAGCCAGTTGCTGCTGCCCCAAGTGCAAATGCACCTGTTCCAGTAGTTGTGCTTGTTACTTTTACTCTATCATTTATAACTAAGGCCATTTATTCTCCTATGCCATACTTATGATTGCATTAGCCGGTGTAGTAGGATCAGGAAACGTAATAGTAAAAGTACCATTCGTTGCTGTCTTGTTTCCACCAAAATCTAAAACCACTACTAATCTATTTGCTGTTCCATCAACTGTATCTGTATTATAAATCGCTGCAAAAGCGGCAGTAAAAGATGCACTACTATAAGTAACATTATCAAAATCAACTGAAGCAACTGCTGTGCTCGAAGCAACTCCAAATCTTGTTAATGTTTTAACTGAATAGTTAGTTCCACCTGTTGTATCTACTTCGCCGTTTCCAGTTCCTGCTAAATACACAGTTGAAGATGTTGAATATGGATTAGTTGTGTATAATGAAATTTTAAAAGTGTTTCCACCAGAAGCTTTGAAGTTATGATTTGCTTCGAAGAGAGCACCTCTAAAACTATTTGGTATTATGTTTGCCATATTGTTTTATCTCCTATGTATAACTTGATGGTGGTTTAACGTTAAGTTGAGCTCGAACTTCACCATCTTGATATTCGTCTCTGCGTCTTTGACCGATTTGCTCGATCGCGTACGATTCTATTGCCTCTTTATATTGGCCTTGGTAGTATTGTAACATATCTGCCGGACCTTTCAAGTATCCATATGCATTTACCAGACACGCGTATAAAAGTAAATCTTGATATTTATTTGACAAATAAGTCCCAACTGTAGCTGGAGCGGGAGTAGATGTAGTATCAGTTATAGTTTCTGGCTCTTTATCATAAGCTAAAGTAATTTCATAAGTTTTATCAGGTGTTGGTGCTAAAACCCAAAATTCTTCATCCCAGTTTGCATAATATTTAGGTATATCTACAGCTGCAGTTCCAGGTGTAGAGTAAAATTCTGCTATGTATGATGTATCTTTTTGTTCTAAATAAAATTGATTACCAGCTGAATCTTTAAATTGAACATATCTTATAGCTCTTAAATCATCAGGTATCGTAACATATCTATTTCCAATAATAGCATTTGATGTTGCATAAAATACACTTTGATCAGTATCTATCGCTCGATGAATTTTATTTTCTGCATTTATAATTATAGTTTCTAAAACTGAATCAGTTAAAACATTACTACCAACTTCAGTGTAGTTTCTAATATCATCTCTTAAGTTTGTTAAAGTATATGCCATAATTAATTAATTACCTCCAATGTTACTGGTCCTGCTGAACAGTTTTCTCCACCACCAGATACTCCTCCTGTTGTAGCATTGCTAGTGCTAGTTATATGAAAAAAATTTATTGGATCTGTTAAAGGATCTGTCGTTGTAGCTCCTGTAATATTACCTGAAGAGTCTATTTTACCTAAAGCAATTGTAAAACCACTTGTATTATTTAAATCACTTACATTGTCAAATGTAGGTATATTTTGAAATTGTTGTAAGTTTGGAGTGTCGTCCGAATCATCACCACCAGGACCCGCTGCTATTACTTCTGGTGGGCCTCTAAATCTAACTATAGAACCTGCTGTTCTTTGATGATCTTCTGAAAAAACATTTACATAAGTTGTTCCACTATAAATTACAGTTGTAAACGGATTAGAATCTAAAAGTATTAAACTAACTTTAGATGCTGGTTGTGGTCTTGGATTATATAAAGCTTGTGGATCAGAACCAACTGGTTTTGGTTCTAACTGTGGTTGTTTTGGTTCATATTCTGAAAAATGAACTAATGATCCATTCCATTCTCTAACCATTTCATCATAAGGGAATCTTAATCCTGATCTATCTGAAATAGCGTATGCATATTTTCCTGAAGCGTATCTACCCATTATACTCCATCTCCATAAAATGTTTGTGGTGAAATGAAAGTTGATGTACCTTGATTATCTGCATCAAGAGCTCTTAATAATTCACTTTCATATCTACGTTCTAATTCTTGACTTCTATCTGGTGAATATTTTTGACTTAAATAATATGCAAGACCAGACATCATACAAGGATAAAATCTATTTACTATATCTGATGTATTTGTATACGCACCGGCGTCTTGAATTTTTGCTAAATAATAAAAACAAAATTGAAAATTACTTGGAGTTGTAGAATCTGATACACTTGAACTTGGTGTTGTGTATAAAAATATACTTGGATTTAATTTTCTTTCTACATAATATTGTGACGGTGTTCCTTTTGCTAATTTATTTGGTGTTTGCGAGTATGTAGATCTATCTATTTTTGTAAGTGCAATATCCTCTGGAGCAGCTGCATTTGAATTATTTCTATAATAAGCCTCTAAAACTGTATCTAAATCTTCTGGAAAATTTTCTGAATCAGATGCAAAACTATATTCTGCTTGACCCTCTACTAATGGAACTTTTGCAAGTTTTACTTTCCATAAATGAACGCCTCTGTTTGCCCACTCTTGAAACATAATATTTAGAGATCTTCTTGCAGATCTTAACATATATCCTGTTCTTGCACTTTTAACGCCAGTTCTTTCAAATGCTTCTTCTATGATATCATCTATTTGAGGATTAAATTGTGTCTCTTCAGATGTTGGTGAAATAGTTTGAGCAGTGTTACCCATACCAGGGTGGACTGTGCAATAATAAAATAACAAAGGGGCGCCTGTGGTTCTTACAGGTGCAACATTAAATGTTGTTTGTGCTCCTGCATTCCCTGGCACTCCTGTAGAAGTTACACCTGTAGTATAAGCTGTGCCTGCTGGTGTTGCGTGTGTACCATTTGGTGTTGTGGAAAAAGCTATTTGGTGAGTTAAATTTGTGTTGTCAGATTGATCAAATATATAGGTATTGCCTTCTTGTAAATATAAGACAACATTAGCCTCTCCGTTAATATAATATTTATTACCGGTGCCGTATTTGTTAGTCCCCGTTGCTACGGTTACTTTATAAGTTATTGTAGCCACAATTTACTCCTACGTAAATGTTATAGTAACACTTGGTGTAGCTGTTAGATCTAAATAAATTCCTTCTTCAAATAGAATTCCAGAACCTGGAACATAAAAATCTATTCCTTCAGATCCAAACTCAAACGTAGCTATTGCAGTTCCTGTAGATCCACCAGATTTAAAAATTATTTTAGACCCAGAAGCTCCCTCTGCTTGTATTCCTGTTAACCTAGCTCGTTGAGTTGTAGGAACCATTTGAGCATCGGCTGTAGCGTTGGCTACCTGTTGATCACTTGAGTATGATGACATTGTTTCTCC